CAGGACTGCCTGCACGGTGGCGAGAGTCAGCCCAAGCGGCAAAACGCTGTATCTCCAGCCGGACATCGCCACGCTCGATGGTTGGAAGCCGGAGATCATCCCCGGCGGGTTCTCCGGGCATTGCGTCAACAACGCCGAGCAGACCTACACATACACTCCGAATCCCACAGGTTCTATGATTCGAGCCAGCCTCCGCAAGGATGGAAGGTTTCGCACTACCAACAACGAGCCGGTCATTCCTGGCCGCCACCAATTCCACGACTACAACTTTTAATGAACGCGACCGTCACCCGATACACGGCCCGCGGAGGATATGCCACCCGCTTCTGGGCGGTGCTCGTGAATGGCGAATTGCTCGCCGTGACCGTGTATCGCAAGGGGGCTGAAGCAGTCGCCAAGGCCATCAACAACACCAACCAAGATTCGTATGCCGCAACCACTCAAGATACTTCCAGAGCCAGTCAATGAGCAACAGACTCAGCCACCGCTTGCGTGGCGACCATCAGCCCCCAGTGACCTCTGCGGGCCTGCATCAACTATCGCCAGCCGACTCCTAGCCAAAGCACGCAAGCTCCATGACGATCCAAGCGCGCCTGTAAAAATCCTGCTCTACGGTCCACCCGGAGTTGGCAAAACCAGCATCGCCGACATGGTGGCCGACCAACTCGCAGGAACCCGCTTCGCAATCGAGGAATTCAACGGCAAGCTCGTTACCGTCGAAACCGTGAAGCAGTGGATGAGCACGCTCAGCGTATCTTCGCTCTTCGGAGTCTACTCTGTCAAAATCATCAACGAGATGGATCGCTGCACGCGGGACGCCCAGGATCTTCTCCTGAGTTATCTCGACCGACTCCCTGCGGGGCGCGCCGTGATAGGCACCAGCAACCTGCAACTGGATCTGCTCACAGAGCGATTCCAAACACGCTTCCAGTCGATCAAGCTTGCAGCACCCACCACCGAGGACATTGCGAAGATGCTTCGTCGCCATTGGCCAGTGGATGAGGCTACCGCGCTTCGCATCGCTGTGGGGTCAGGGGGATGCGTGAGAGCAGCGCTTGCTGATCTGGAGACTTGGCTGGATGCCGGCGACTGTTGACAGCGGCGTCTCGATCGATGACTCAAGATCCCAAAGCCCGAATACTTGCCAATGGCATCGAAGTTTGGTGCAGCTTCGACAAGTTGGTTTCTGTAGCGGAGTTGAAACCCAACCCGCGGAACCCCAACACTCACCCTCAGCGCCAGATTGAGCTTCTCGCCAAGAACATCCGCTATTTCGGTTGGCGCCAAACCATCACCGTATCGAAACTCACTGGGCAAATCGTTTCTGGTCACGGTCGACTGATGGCAGCAAAGCAACTCGGCGTCGAAGTCGTGCCGGTGCAATACCAAGAATTTGCCAGCGAGAATGACGAACTTGCTGTGCTTGTTGCCGACAACCGCCTGGCAGAGCTCTCTACCGTTGACCTCAACGAACTGGAAAAAATCGCCATTGACTGGAAGGCCGCCGATTTCGACACGATCCTTGCGGGATTCGATACTGCCGAGCTCGACAACCTCCTCGCGCCAGGTGGCGGCGATGATTCTGGGGACGATGATAAGCGCCATGATGAAGAGCTCGAAAAAAGCGAAGTCACCGTGGCAGTAGGGCTCTACCGGTTCCGCATCACCCAGGATGAATTCATCGCATGGTGTGACCGCGTGAAACAGGAAGCTGGGTTCGACAAGGAAAGCGTGCTCAATGAAATCCGCAGCCGCCTCGGACTATGATTAAGGCCTTCATCGAAGAACGGATCTGGCCGCGAACCAATCGCACCGGTGAATGCTGGGAATGGCAAGGTGCCAGGACCAAGGCGGGATATGGCATGATCAAACTCGGGCCGAGGCTATCGCCAAATCTCTACGTCCATCGTCTCGTCTTTGAGGCGTTCAATGGTTCAATTCTCGAAGGTGCCTACATCTGCCACCGGTGTGATAATCCTCGATGCTGTCGTCCCGAACATCTCTTTCTTGGCGATGCACGAATCAACAATCGAGATGCGGCATCCAAGGGCCGGACGAAAGGCCCCCATTTGCCTGGAGCCGCCAATCCATCAGCAAAGCTTACCGCAGACAATGTGGCGGAGATACGGGATTTGCTCCGCGACGGGCTTAGGGGCGTTGATCTGGCTAAGCGTTTCGGAGTTACCAAAACCACAATATCCAGCATCAAGAACCGACACACATGGAAATGATCCGCTTAGAACCATTGGATGCAACTCGTCCAAGTTCCTACAATCCACGGTCGGCAGTCCCCGAGCGTCTGGACTTAATCGAGCTATCGCTGCGCAAGCTTGGGTTCATTGCGCCAATCTTTGCCGATGCGAATGGCGAGATCCTCTCAGGACACCAGCGCCATCTGGTTGCCACGCGCATGGGGGCCACCCATGTTCCGATTTTCCGAACCAAGGCCCTGGATCTTGAGCAACGAAAGGCGCTCAACATCGTCTTTAACCGGGCGACCAATGACTTTGATTTCCATCACACCCCCGGGAAAATCACCCGCGAGCTTGAGACACTCGATATTCAGGCACTGGCATCCCGCATACCCGACAAAGAAGTCGGATCTGACGCCTTTCTTCGCTGTCTCAAGCCCGCGGAAGTTTCCATCAAAGACCTCTGCAAGGTTAACTCCGGGCGCTGGATCCAGTATGCCCGCAACCTCGCTCGCACACTTCATCGCCATGGCATTCTGATGCCGATCATTTGCCGCGAAGACCTCAGCGTGATCAACGGCATTGGTCGTCTGGAAATGCTGGCCGAAAAAGGTGAGGAGTTCGCACCGGTTGTGTTCGTCACCGAGGAGGAAGCCGAATTTGCCCGAGCCATGATGAACCTGCTGTCGATGGACTTCGATTTGCACAACCGCTATGCGGACATGCTGCGGTTCAATTCATTTCGTCGCGCACGCCGAGTCCGTCGTGAGCTGGGGAATGGGTTCATCTTTGCCACTCATGGAGCCAAGCCCTGCCACACGTTCGATATCGGCAAGCCAAGCGACCGGGCCCGTTGGATTCGCGAGCATGGCCACACGGTCCTCGACTTTGGTGCCGGCCACCTCACTGAGACATTCCTCCTGCGTCAGCAGCGAATCGACTGCACGCCATTTGAACCCTATCGACTCGGCCTAGGGGGCATCAACAAAGCGGAGAGCGTGGAGCTTGCTCGTGCCTTTCTTGCTGAGGTGGCGGAGGGCAAAGAATGGACCAGCATCTTCATTGCCAGCGTGCTCAACTCCGTGCCATTCCGCGAAGATCGCGAGCACATTGCCTGCCTATGCGCCGCACTCTGCAAGCCATTCACCAAGGTCTATGCCTGCGCCTCCTCGGCAGGTGAGTCCGGCTGGAGACAGGTCAATGGCAAGGCCTTCATGAATGAGAGCAACTCAGCCAACATCGCCTTTCGTCTCGACTATGAACCGGGCATCCGCATCGGCGACTTCCAGGACAAACCCAAGGTCCAGAAATACCACACGGAGGCGGAATTCCGCGAACTCTTCGGGCAGTTTTTCCGATCCGTGAAGGTCGATGACTTCAACAACAACATCAACGCTGCCTGCGCATCGGCGCTGCCGGTCGATCGTGACCGCTTGCGCGCGGCAATCGAATTTGAGTTCAACCTTCCTTATCCGGATGGCTCGCGCATGGAACTTGTGAAATGCGCCATGGACTCTTTCAGCCAACGTCTTCAGATTACCTTATGAACATCCTGCTCGACCTCAATTACACGCTGGTAGGCAACAACCCGCCGCGTGGATCAAAACCAATCAGCATGGAAAAGCGGATGGCAACGGAGGCGTATCGGCAATGGCTGATCGAGTTGGTCAAGCCTCACACGGTCATCCTCATCACCGCCAGACCAGAGAGCTGGATGCTCAGAACATTGGAACGCATCGAAGAGCAAACTGGATGGAAACCGCAGGATGCTTGCTTCGCTCCCAAGGGTTGGTGGAATCCTCCGTCAATCAAGGAGCACTTGCTCAAGAAGCACGTATTCCCGACCCACGGCAGAGAGCAGCGGTACTTGGCCATCGAGAGCAATCCGAGAAGCCGCGAAATGTACGGCCGGTACGAGATCCCATGCCTTTGGGTGAACGAGGACGGCGACGCCCTTACTGACGGCACGCGGATCGTCAAACGGCTCCCGCGTTGACATCGCTCGCTCAGGCATGAGCGACACAATCGTGGATCAAGTCCTGCCGCAAGGCCCATGGCAATTCGACCAGGAAGTAACCGACGTCTTTGACGACATGCTACGCCGCTCGATTCCGCAATACAATGCGATGCGTCAGGCCACATTTGAAGTTGGCAGTCGCTTCGTCCGCCCCGGCACCACGATCATCGACATGGGCTGCTCGCGCGGCGAATCACTGATTCCCTATGTTTCCAAATTTGGAGCATCCAACGATTACATCGGCATGGATGTGTCCAATCCCATGATCGAGGCAGCCCGCGAAAACTTCGCCCGCCATCCGCACGGAGATCGCGTCCAAATCCAGTACGCGGACTTGCGCCACGACTTCCCTGGTGTGAACTCCAGCCTCGTGCTCTCGGTCCTTACGCTCCAGTTCACCCCCATCGAATACCGCCAGAGAATCATTCGCCGCGTCTTTGATTCGTTGGCTCCGGGCGGGGCCTTCATCCTGGTAGAAAAGATCCTTGGGGCGACCGCGGAACTCGATGAGGCATTCGTTGAGCTCTTCCTTGAGATCAAAAAACAAAACGGCTATTCCCAAGGGCAAATTGATCGCAAGCGCCTCTCGCTCGAAGGCGTGCTGGTGCCAGTGACGGCGCGCTGGAACGAAGAACTGCTTCGTGAGGAAGGCTTTGCTGCGGTCGATTGCTTCTGGCGCCACCTGAACTTTGCCGGATGGGTCGCGGTCAAAGCATGATGCTTTGATTGACAAGGCGCGCCCTGCATGGCCGCGCTTGATTTCACAACTGGATTCACCCTCGAAGAAGTGGAGGACATCCTTGCGCAAAATAAAAAGATCCTCAACAAGCTCATGGTGAGCTTCTCGGAGTCTGGGTCGCAGGTGACTTACAAGCGTCTTGAGGATGTGAAGGAAATCATCTCCGCGTGTCAGAAGGCACTGCGCACACTGGATCCAACCACTTACGGAACACGTCGCCGCACAGCTCAGAGCAGCGTTTTGGGATAACTTTTGCCAACCATGAATTCCTTGCTGAAAAAAATCACGCGCCTTGCTGGGAAGACACTTGGCTGGTCGTCCTACGAGGGCGCCAATCCATCAATGACTCGCCAGCGGGTTCCTGGATCATCGCCAACTGATCTCAAGTCCGAGCTGACATCGATGGTTCGTAGCGAGCTGGTCAAAAATAGCCGCTACCTCGCAAAGAACAGCGGACTCGTTCGTGAAATGGTGTCTGTGATGGCAACCTATGCGGTCGGCGATGGGCTCAAGGTCCAGCCAAAGACCGATGACCGAATCTGGGCGAAAGCAGCGGTGAACTATTGGGACGAATGGGCACAAATTGCCGACATCACCGGTCGATTTTCCCTCGCCGAGATCCAGCATCTTATCTGCCGTGCAGTCGACGAAGATGGGGAGATTTTCGTCCACATGACACGAATCGATGGTCGTCCTTTTCTTCAGCTCATCGAGAGCCATCGGATTGGAGATTGGGGAAATTCCAAGACCATCGACGGCATCAGCTTCGATGCCTACGGTCGGCCGAATTCATACCGCGTCATGCAGGATGACGGAAACTTCATCGACCTTCCTGCTATTTCGATCCTCCACATTTTTGAGCCTGAGCGCGCCTCCGCTGCCCGCGGAGTTCCATCTCTTGCCCACTCAATCAATCACATCAAGGACGAGATGGAATTGCTCGCGTTGGAAAAGCACGCGGTCAAAGACCACGCCGACAAGAGCTTTGCGATTCGCAACCAGAGCGGTGAGATCGACAGCAGTGATGGATTCGGCGGCCTCGACATCGAAACCGGAAAAAGCACCGAGCACCCGCACAGTGACCCGACTGCCCTACAGAGAATTGTCGGCGGCAAATGGGTGGCACTTGCCCCAGGCGAGGATCTCATGCCCTTCGAGTCCAACCGGCCATCACCAACATTCACCGGCTTTCTTGAACACCTTCGTCGCGATTCAGCACTCGGTGGCATCCCCTACGAATTCACCGCAGACCCGACCGATGTGGGAGGAGCATCCGTGCGCCTCGTTGTCGCCAAGGCAGATCGGAAATTCAATCAGCGGCAAAATCTGCTGATTCAACGATTTCTGTTTCCTGTCTGGAAATTCGTGATCGGCGACGCCATCGCCAACCGGACGCTGCCGGCAATTCCCGAGTGGTGGAAAATATCCGTGGTCACACCACGCAGGGTGACAGTCGATGCTGGTCGCGAAGCCCAGCAAAACCGAGCTGATGTGGAAATGGGACTCAAAACCCTCTCCGATCACTTCAATGAACTGGGCGCCGACTTCGGTGAGGAAATCGAACGCAGGGCCGCCGATGCCAAGCTCATCCTCGAAACAGCGACGAAATACGGCGTGCCGGTGGAGATGCTATGGAAAGTTGCTGGAGCTGCGTTGACACCAACGACTGGGCGTGAGCCCGCTCCTATTCCAACCCCGTGAATGGCTGATCCAGCCCGATGCGTTGCATGCAATGGTGCAAGCCAGCCGCACGTTTCATGATCGAGCTGGAACTCTAACAGCCACTCCGAGCAATTCGCTTCTGAGCGTCGAAAACGGTGTTGGTGTAGTCGCCATCGAGGGGCCAATTCTACGCAAGCCAGACCTCTATGCCCGTGCCTTTATGGGCGCGATTGACTCCGATGAAATCGGTGACGCGATTCGTGAAGCCTCCGAGCGTGACGACATCGAAGCGGTGTTCCTCGACATTGACTCCCCAGGAGGAACGGTGGCGGGGACTCCGGAACTGGCAGCTGCGGTAGCCTCGCTTAACGAGCGCAAGCCAGTCTACGCGTTCTCATCGGGCCTCATGGCATCCGCGGCTTACTGGATCGCAAGCCAAGCCCGCGCAATTTACGCCACGCCATCCGCCCAGGTCGGGTCTATTGGTGTGGTGCAGGCGTTTCTGGATCAATCCGCGGCATTGGAATCTGCGGGCCTCAAGGTGGAGGTTTTTTCCGTTGGCAAATACAAGGCGATGGGAGCCCCGGGATCCAGACTCACGGACGATCAGCGTGAGCTCATACAGTCCAACCTTGAGGACATTGCTGCTGATTTCCATGCCGCTGTCCTAGCCCGTGGCCGGTCTATTCCGGCAGAGGCCATGGAAGGTCAGACATTCAGTGGACGTCAGGCTCAACGCTGCAACCTCGCTGGCATGGTGCCGGATCGACAAGAGGCGATGAGAAGGTTGCGAATTTACCATGCTGCGGTTGACACGGAATCAAGGGCTATGAGCACCGCTCTTGAAGACCAACTAGCCGAAGCCCGCAACCAGGTCGATGACCTCGCGCGGGAGTACAAAGCCCAGACAGATCTA